CCGTGTAGAGTTACTCTATACCTTGGTAGTTTTTGTGGTTCTTTTACTGAATACCCATGTTCAAAAGAGCTCTTTGCATATCTTTCTTTTAGTTTATTAAGTTTATTAATTGACTTAACTGCTGTTCTGATAGTTTCAATTTCTAACATACTTCCAGCACATTCTGTAAAAGCAGTCATTATATAAGCATCTGTTCTCATGTTATACTCCATGTGTCATGTGCTCGTATGCATCCGGGCAGTTGTTAAAATGTTTTCCGCACATGCATGTGCCTTCTTCGTCAATTGATGGTGCACCAACAGCTGACCTAATTTGGTCTTCGGTCGCATTCTGTGGTAATCCAAACTCTTTATAATAATCCATTATTTACTCCTTTTATTATTATTAATTATACCATAATCAAAAGTAAATGTACAGTGTTTCCTGTACATTTTCTTAAGAACCTTGAGGCCACTCTTCGAACCTCTTATTTGATAATTTTGCTATAGCCCAATCTCTATCAGTTAGGGCAACTCTTTCGTCCCAAGAATCACACATTCCTGGTCTCATTCCGCCATCTATTTCTCTTAAAATCGCACTAGTTGACATTTGCTCAACCTCTTCTACGATTCTTTCGATTATAATTTGATTTGTTTCGTTTGACATTTTATTCACTCCTTTTTAAAATATATAATAATTATACCATGTATTGATAGAAATGTACAGTGTTTTGTTCAAAAAACTTGCAAAAAAATAGCCTAGTTAAAGGCTATTTTTCTATAATAAAAATTAGTCACTCTTAACCAAGGTGTAAACACCCCATAATAGGCCTACCCATGCGAGTAGTTTGGCTAAGCCGCCAAATAAGATTACTGAACCACAAACAGCGATTAGTCCAAGTCCATCAATAGATGTTCTTTCTCCTAGTCTGTCCATTGCCCAATCTTTAGCTTTTAGTAACATATTCATATATTTTCCTCTCTATATTTTGAAATCCGCAAAGGTGTCTTTGTTTTCAGACTCCCCGAATTTATTTATTGGTTTGTCAGGTATCATATCCGTCATTATGTCGGATTGAGCTGACTCTTCAACATCATATAATTTCATGCGGGACCTGTCTATACCAATCACAAATCTCTTGTACTTGGTCGGGTCGTTATAACGATTTTTTAATTGTTTTACCATCATTTGACCTAGCTCATCTAGTTCCTCAGTTGATATCAAAGCGAACATTAAATCAGCTGTCGCTGGTAAACCAAATGACTCTGATGTATCTTCCAATCCAAGGTCTGTATTACTAAACCCTGACCTGGTTGTTTGCGTTGCCGAAACAATAGGTACATCAAACTCTACAGCAAGGCCACGTAATTCTTCCGCGATGGCTTTGATGTATGAATAACTATTTATACTTCCACCCATGCCTTTCATACGGCTAGATGCACAAATATTCAAATAATCTATGTAAATGATATTCGGACGAAAGTTCTTTTTCATCTTTAATTCGTTCAGTAAAGCACGAAAGTGGCCAGTATGAGCTGCACCAGTTGGATATTCTTTTACAATTAATTTACCAATTGTTCCTTTTGCAATTTTACCTATCTTTTCGTTAAAAACGTTTTTAGGTAAAGTCTCAAGTTGTTGGATTGGTAAGTCCATTAAGTTAGCATCGATACGTTCAGCAATACGCTCTTCGGCCATTTCCATTGTAATATATAAAACATTCTTGCCTTGTTCTAGTACTGATGCGGCACAATGACACATAAACAAAGATTTACCTACACCAGTACCAGCAAGGGCGATATTTAATGTTTTATTTGGCAGTCCGCCTTTTGTAATTTTATTAAAGTAATCTAAATCAAAAGAGATTCTATTTTCTTTTCTATTATAAAATTCAAATCGGCCATCTGAATTATCAATATAATCGTGACCAATATCTTGGTCGTATGAAACACCAAGAGCTTCTGATAGTATTTCAGGTATAGCACCTTCACTTCTGTCTTGGTCTTTACCATCGATGATTTGGATTGATTCCATTATGGCATTATAAACTGCTCTATCTCTACACCATTTTTCTGATTCGTTAATTAAGTAATCGGTATCAACATCTGACTTTTGTGCAATTTCATTAATAAGCGTAGATGCTTGATTTAATGTATCGGGATGTGCACTTTGTTTTTCTAGCTCTAAAGCTAAAACTTGAGATGTTGGTAGTTTATTGTGTTTAGCAACAAACTTTGTAATCATATCAAAGACAATTTTATGTGTGCCTTCAAAATAATCTTTCTTAATATAAGGAATTACCCTACGGCAAAAGTCCTCGTTATTTATCAGTTGATTTAGGATGTGTGTCTGCAGTTCCAATCTTTGCCTCTCTGTTCTCTAATGAATCCGTAATTATATATTGTAGTAAATCGCCTAAATAATGTTGAAATTCTTCATTCTTTAATAAGTCATCTGGTTCAAATTCTCCTGGGTCAGTAAGGTTCCAATTAAAGGAAAGTTTTGCAGTATCGTTGGCTGGGTCTTCTTTTACTGAGACTGCACCATAAGTTACGATAACATCTGCATACTTTCCTTTTTGAATTTTAATTCCATAAAACTCAGAACCTGGATGTTCGACCATTGTAAATGTTCCAGAATCTATACTACCATTATACACTATTTTAGTCCTCTTGTACAGTGTTGTCTGGGTCAATTTCTACATCAAGTAATGGTTTATGACCTATTGAATAGTATGTTCTAACAAACTCTTTAAAGTCTGTGCCTTCTAAAATTGGTTTCCAAAACTCTTCAGTTAGTGTATCTTTTTCTCTAACTTTTGGTTCAACAATTTCACCAGTTTCTCTATCAACTCTAGCATACCAACCAACATTTGGTTTTACAACATAGCCACCTGCCATGGCAACATCGAGCATTCCGCCATATTCTGAAATACCACCTTCCCATGTAACTGATACTGGAATCTTAGATTTTTCTTTTACAAACCTAGATTTCTCAACATTAATCACAAAGTTATAGCCTTTGATTTCTCCTGACTTTTTCTGCTGCTGTCTTCCAATAATCCAAATGTTATCAGCTGAGTAATAGATACCCGTTCCGCCTGAAACAATTGCTTTAGGGAATAAACCAATCTCTTGATAAGTATGGTTTACAGCAAGCAATGGAATATTCTTCATAGTTAAGTAAGGTGTAACCATTCTGAATAAGCCTTTAAGTGCTTTAGCTCTTGACATATCTGCAACTGATTTTTCATCTTTAGCATCTTGCAATTCTTTCTTAGAAGCAAGGTTACCAATAGAATCGATAACAACAATAACATTATCTTTACGTTCGATGTTATCTAATTGGTTTACAATATCAAATTTGAGTTCTTCAACATCAGTAATTGGAGTATGTAAAACTCTAGATGTATCAATACCGAATGCTTCAAAGTATGATTGTGGTGAACCAAACTCTGAATCGTAAAATAATAATACAGCATCATCATGTTCTTTTAGATAAGCAGCTGCCATAAGTAAAGCAAATGATGTTTTAAAATGTTTACTTGGACCAGCTAGAACTGTAAGTCCTGATGATAATCCTCCATCAATATCGCCTGATAAAGCAACATTGACCATTGGAACTGGTGTTGTAACCATATCCTTTTCTGTAAAGAAATGTGAATCTTGTAGAATTTGTGTTTCTTTAATTCTACTATTCTTTTTTAATTTATCCATTACTGACATTATTTTCTTCTCCTATTTGAACCAGGCATATTTTGCCTTTCAGTCTTACGCCATCTTGCTACGGCTTCTTTTTTCTTTCTTCTACGCTTCTGTGCTGGTTTTTCATAAAATTCTCTTTCGCGAACTTCTTGAACAATACCTGCTCTTTCACATTGTTTTTTAAATTTTCTTAAAGCGACATCAAAAGGCATTGGCTTAACTGGCCTTTTGTCTCTTGGATGTCTCTTCCGTGCTGTTAAATCTACTTTAGGCAACGAAATCCTCCCCTGGTTCCCAACTGCATCCAGTTAGTCCTCCAGCCTGAAGTGCCTTTAGTGTTCTCAATACTTCTTGTGCATTTCTGCCAGTATCGAGTGCGTTGACTGACACGTGTTGGATAACACTGTCTTTATCAATGATAAAGGTTGCTCTATAGCAAACGCCTTCTGCTTCATTAACAATACCTAGTGCATGGCTTAAACCTAAGCCACAATCAGCTGCAAGTGGATGCTGAATACTTCCGATTAACTCATTTTCTTTTTTCCAAGCTAATTTGCAGAACTCATTATCACCGCTGATTCCGATGACATTTGCATCACCGTTTAATTCATCCATTGCCGCAATCTCAGTTGGACAAATGAATGTAAAATCTTTAGGATAGAAATAAACTACAGTCCAATCTTTTTTCAAAGGTTCATAGCTGCTACTTACATCTACACTAATAAATTCGTTATCTTTTGAAATACCCTGTAAATTGAATTCAGGGAATTTATTTCCTACAGTTAACATAGTTTTCTCCTATTAATGTGTTATTATACCATACTTTAACCATTTTGTACATGGTTAAATTGAATGTTTTGCTCTTTTTCTCTATCGTCCCTATCGTATTGTGACCTATATTCATTATTAATCTCAATCGCTTTAGCCAAAAGAGTCAGCTTATCGCTAAACTTAGAAAATGCTAAAGTATCTTTAGGAAAACATGCTCCGCCATAACCTTGTTTACCATCATATCCTGGAACTTTAGTATGGGAAATACTTACTCTATCGTCAGCACCTACGGCTTTAATAATTTTATTAAAGTTTACATCACCGTATTGATTACATGCATCGTATAGCTGATTAAAGAATGTTACTTTTGTAGATAAGAATGAATTAATAGCATATTTTACAAAACTTGCTTCTGCCTTATTCATTTTATAAACTGGACAAGGTGAACATAAACTAAAGGTTTCGTAATAGTACTCTAGTTTCTCAGCTTGAGCTTGTAATCCGCCGATAATGTGAAACTCTGGATTTACAAATTGTTCACATGCTGACTTTTCAGTTAAAAATTCTGGGTTATATAGTACATTTACTTGATTGTATTTATCAATTGTACTTGGTGTAATAGTAGATTTAATTACAATCATACTTGTTAATTCTTTTAAATTTTCCATTACACTATCTAAAATAGTTGTATCAATATCACCATCATCTAGCATAGGTGTTGGTACACAAACAAAAGTTAAATGAGGTTTCCAATCTACTAACTGTTGTTGGTCAATACCATCATGACCATAATTTGGGTCGAGTATTTTTTTCTCTACATCAGGATTACTAAATCCATAATCAACAGCTTTTCCTACAAAGCCGTGTCCAATAATTGCTATTCTCATTTTTCCTCCATAATGAAATGTTTAGGTTTCCAACCAAGTTCCATAAGCTCTTTTGGATTAGCACATGTATCTTGTCTTTCACCCGTTACTTCTTTAATTGGTAAATTATTATCTGGCCAAATTTTATCTGCCATTTCTTTTACTGATACTGGTCTACCGTTTCCAACATCAATTGCTTTATGTTTTGCTAACTTATGATAGTTTTTCATACAAATATTAATTGCACTACAGACATCTTCTACATGAGTCCAATCTCTTGTATGATTTGTTAGATATGTAATCTTTTCGTTTCTTTCTTCTAGGTTTCTATATAACATATCTGTTCTACTATTTGGTCCATACACAGTGTGAAATCTTAATCCTAATGAAACTAAAGGTGCAATAGATTCCATAGCCTTTTTACTTGCAGCATAGGGAGATAACCACCATTCATAAATTGATGAAGATGATGCGTATATAACTGGTGTTTTATAAAATTCACAAGCAGTAAAAATCTTTTTAGATGCATCAACATTTACTTCCCAAAACTCTTGTGGTATTTCATGCGACCTTCGTACTCCAGCCATTGCTGCTAAATGAAGCACCATATCATATTTGGTTAAATCTTCGTTGAAATCTCTAATGTCTCCTAAGTACTCAGTAATATCATAAGTATCTTTATATTTATCTAAAAAATAATTAGCAATAAATCCTTTGCGATATCCTGCTGTGCCAGTCAATAGGACTCTTACTTTTAGTCCTGAAACTTCTGCTACTTCGTTACTCATAAAAATGCCTCCAAACTATTTTCATCTCTTTTATAATCTACTTTTCTAGCCAAATTGTTTTGAAATAAATATGATGTTTCAATTAAATCTCTTTTATTTTCTAACACTGCTTTTACTTCAGTTGCCATATCCTTAGCTGTTTTAAATGGTACATTTTGACATATATGATTATAGTTTTTCATTGGGTCAATAACTTCCAAGCTATCTGGTAATCCCATAATAGCTTTTGCTTCAGCTATACTTAGATATCTATCTTCAGTTGGATGGGCTACAACCTTAGGTAAATGTACAACAAATGCTCCAATATAATTCACTGGAATAATTGTACCTCTTAGCATGATGTTTCCACCTGCTTCTAATTTTGCATGTTTACGTCTAGCTTTTGCAGCTTCTCTTTCAAACTCTGGATATTCATCCATCCATTCTGCAATTGTTCCGTGCTTAATTCCCATTTTCATTAACCTAGACTCAATGGTAACTGATTTTTCTTCATGTGCTACAGATTCAGAATATTCAGCATGAGTCATTCCGCCTTTTACAACTTCTAGCATATATTTGTAATATGGGTCATCTTGACTTGGTATCTTTTTATTTAATACTTCAGTTTGAAAATTACTTTTTACATTTAAGAGTAACTCTTGAATAGTTGGTCTTTCTTTATCAAAGTAATTAAGTACTGGAATCCTATCTTGGAAATGTTCTTTATCCCAAAAGAAGAAAAATGTTCTTTTACGATATTGAGGACTGCCATGATTTAAACTTTTAGTAAGATAAATGGAGAAGTTGTACCCATTTTCTTGGCCAAGATGGTACAACTTCTCTCTCATGAATGCACCTATTTTTCCAGCCAGACCTGGTGCATTCTCTCCCCACAGTACTTTTGGTCTGACCTGTTTTAAAACATACTCAGATGATTTTTCCATCCACTGATTATTTTCGTTTTGCTCTCCGTGAGAATTATGATAAGTACTTAAACCTGCACATGGACATACAGATGAAACAACATCTACATTTTCCAGTTTTACACCAGGGTTTTCATCTAGTACATGATAAGGAACATCAATATTATTATCTTTATAATGCTTAATGAGATGTTCTTCATTACCCATAAATCCAGAATATGTCATTAGATATTCTGGTGTTTTTCCATAAGCTTCATCTGAAGCCAAAATTTCACCACCAATTAGTGGAACTATACCTGCATGTTTCATCCGAAAAACTCCTCCAAAGAATTAGATGCCTTTGCTTTCATTGCATCCTTATATGCCTTTGACCATTGAATATGGCAAGTAACTCGTTCCTCGCCTTTCCATGGACCATTGGCTAATGTTTTTGTTTTTAATGAAACATAGTCTGGGTACATTTCAGCAAGTTTTCTGTGTACCTCATTACTTAATTCCACTGTTCGATATTCTGAACATCCGCCTTTTGCATTTGTAGCAGAAATAGAAACTCTATATCTTGTTGTAATTCTGTTTGCAAATCCTTGTGTTAACAACTGTAAGTTTGCATGGAAATCTTGCGATGTAGGTAATTTATCCCACACAATATTTCTTGGTAAATTTTTAGAATCAAAATAAGAATTAGTCATAATCCTTACATTGTTTTGGTGTGGCCAGTATTTTAAATCTGGTACAACCCAAGATGTTGAGAATCCGCCATGATAAATTTGCTCTTCGTCCATCCATTTATTGAATGTATTGAAAGCATCATCAAACTCTTCTCCTGTCATATCTCTAGTTTCCCATTTGGTATCTAGATGTTCTGGTGCTGGGCCTTTATATTTAAAGTACTCCATGTCGTCATCGAGTACCATGTGTCTAGTGCCATAAAATTCATCCCAAATCCATTGTCTAGTAGGTGATAAACCTTTTACTGACTCTGGTAATGGTAATACTTTATCGCCATAGATGTCTCTCATTTCGTCAACCTCATGCGGTTGAACAGTAAATTTTACTTTTGCTTTCCACTTATCAGGTAGATTATTATAAGTTTTTTGCTTATGGATTCTACCTAATGTGGGAATGATTAAATGTTCCATTATGCTCCTGATATAGTTCTGGCTAGGTTATTAATTAAAAACATTAATCCTACGCCATTTAATAAGATTAGTGCTCTATCTTTCCAAATAAAGGAAACAATTGTCCATAAGAATATGCCAATTATAGATAAATATAAGTCGTAAATTTGCATACCTTCAACACCTCTAATTGACATAGCAAATAAAACGAATGCTGATGCAATCCATTTTAAATACCAATCAATCGTATACTTGGGTGTTGCCGATTTGTAAATTCGTTTTGAATTTTTTAGTTCTTCTTTACTGTATTCGCTCATAACTAATGTCTGCCTCACTTAATAATTCTATAGTTGTTTCGTTATGTTCTTTCCAAATATCTGGTACATCGTCTCCACATTCGTAAACGACTCTTTTGACTCCGACTTGTATTAGTCCTTTAGCACATTCGCTACAAACCGGAAGCCCTGAAATATATATAGTAGCTCCTTGTAGTGAAACTCCGTTAAATGTTGCGTTGTAAATACAATTCATTTCTGCATGTACAACATACTTATACTTTTCGCTTCTGTCAGTATATCTGAGTTCAGTATCTTCAATACCTCTAGGAAATCCATTATAACCTTGAGCAAGTACTTGTCCTTTATCGCCAATTGCTACTGCACCAATTTGTTTACTTGGGTCTTTTGACCAAGAAGCAATTTCTTTGGCCAGACCGATATATCTTTTATCCCATTTATTCTGTTTGACGTGGGCAAATTCAAATTTATTTGACAAGTTCAAAGTGCCTCTCATATACATGTAAATTTTGCACTTGCCAGTAAATATCACCAGCTTGTACATCAATATTATTAAAAGTTAATTCGTTTGCCATTGTATCTCTAACATGTTTCTGCCATGCAAAGTCATTACGATAACCAAAGATAACATCATTACTACGCATTTGAATAACGCAATCTAGGTAACCATCACGAATATAATATGTTACAGCATTAGTACAAATAAAATCATTTTTACCATTTTCATTATACTCAAGCCAAATGCTTGGACGATTGTAAACCATACATGCTCTGCGAGAGTCTGGGTTTTTAACTAATTCTTCAAGTGCATTTTCATATTGTTCAAAGTATTTCTCACCATAAATTAGTAAGCCATAATTAGAATTAATTTCGCCATGTTTGTTTGCAGTATATTTCCATGCTTGTGGTGGTTCCATATCGTTACCTACAGCATCTACACCTCTGTTAATATCATAAATGTTTGTTGACTCAGAATCATACCATTCAATTTCTTGTTCAATATACTGTGTGTTTGGAGTACCAAAGATAGCATCTTCATCTGCAATAAATGAAGCACCAATAAGTTCAATAGTCTTTTGGCCTGTTTTATCAATAGTAAAATTTTCGTTACCTAGCTCATTTTTAAAATGAGTCCTAATATCATTAACTGTCTGATGCATCTTTACTCCTGTTGAAAATATCATTGTTTGGATTTTGACCTGGGATACCATCTCTGCAGTAAGCTACAAAGAATGATGAATAGTTAATTAAATCTTTAGCTGAGTCTTCGAGTGATTCGAAGTTTGGTTGATAGTTATCAGATTGCATAGCTTCCATAACAGATAGCATTCTTAGCATTTTGGCATGCATAATATCATGAATGGTTGTGATACCATTCGGATAGTAATCAGCTTGACTTATTTTAGAATTAGGATTCTGATAATCGTTGGATTTTTTGGTTTGTAATTCTGCACATTCTTGCAGGACTTTTAAAGATTCTTTCATAATAACTCCATAATTTAATAGTATTATACCATAAACTCACGTAAATGTACAGGGTTTTTTTAATTATTTTCGTAAATAATTCCTTGCTCATTAAGTGCTTCTCTATTCCAAAGATGTCCTTGTTTTGTATCATCTTTAGATTGACCTAGATACGGCACTGCATGATATTCATCAATTTGTTGTTGGTTGATACTATATGAACTATTTCCAATAAAAAGTTCTCCAAGTATTCTACCAAACTTTCCTTTATCATGTGATACCATTTGTATTTCTTGGCCATCTAACATTTTAACTAAATTTGCTTTACTTGCTTTACCATAAAATTTTTCTTCTAAATCACGAGTCCTAGATTCAGGTGTATCAATACCCATCATTCTAACTCTTTGCTTTTTATAAATCATTCCAAATCCTAAATCGACATCTACATCAACTGTATCGCCATCTACGACTCGTGTAACGTGTACTTTATATCTGTACATTATTCTTCTTCTCCTATAATTGCTCTAACATGTTCTGAATGAACTATTACAGCTGCGTTTCCTTCTACATTTACTGGCATAGATTTCGACCAATCTAGGAAAACTCTTTGGCCTCTTTTCAATTGGCCATTTGCTCCTGAACCTACTGATAGAACTAAACCAGGTTTACTTGCTTTATCAATTGATTCCGTTAATATAATTCCACCAGCTGTTTGTTTATCTTCTACAACTTCAGCTATTAATACATTGTCTGCTAACATTTTCATAATTTTTTTCCTATTTGTAGAATATGTGGTCATCAATTTGAGTCACATATTCAAGTTGGTCTGCCCAATATGGCAGAATGTAATCTGCATGATACCATAAGGCACCTTCAGTAATATCTTTATACTTTCCCGTCAATGCTAAATCTGCAATATAAAGCGATTTAATCCAAGTCTTGGAATCAACCGGTTCATCAGATTTTCCATCACAATACCAGCTAAACTGACACTGATTTCTAATTGGAACTTCATTGCCTTTCCAATTTGTGAATGTTTTGGCTTGATAGATTACACCACATACTGTATTAGGGAATTGTAAATCTTCCATTCTATTTATAACAACATGTGCTACAGCCAATTTACCAGCAAATGATTGATTAGCAGATTCAAAATAAATATTTTGTGCCATACAATATCTGTCATAAGTTTCTTCTTCCTCAGTAGCAAATGCATGAGGTAATGTTAAGACTGCAACTACTAATGCTGCAATCCATAATGAGATTTTTCCATAGTCTGGATTATTCATCTAATTTCTCCTTAATATAATCTTTTATTGAAACTTTAGCCGACCAACCTAGGTCTTTTAATTTTTCATTTTTAACATCAGCATCTAAACGATTTGCTGAATTTCCTTGAACCATTTTTGCACCACAGCCCATCATATTTACTAGTTGTAAAATTGAATAACTTTCATCAGATGCAATTCCATAATCATCTCCGTAACCTTTTAATCCAGCTTCTAATAATCCATGAATAGTATCACTAATATGTGTGAAGTTTCTTTTTTGTATTCCTGGTTCTGTAACTGGTAATTCTTTAGCACCTTCGCTTATAAGGTTCAAATACTTACCGATGACAGTTGCATATTTACCTTCATTAATTTCATTATCTCCATATACATTATAAAAGTATACAATTGTATAATCTAGGCCAAACCATTTAGAATAATTTTTAAGATACTCTGTGTTGTTTGCTTTTGTATATGCATAAGGACTCATTGTTGAGCCTTCTTTATCTCTAGTGAATTTTGTAGATGAACCCGAATAAATTATTTTAGCATTTTGGTGTTTAGCAAATTGTAATACTGCTGGGAATGTTAAATAATTAGATTCAATTACTTTTTCATAATCTTCAAAACTAGCTTCGACTCTAGCGTATTCTCCTAAATGCCAAATGTATTCAAATTTATCTTCTCTATGTCTCCAAATATCAAATAAACAAAATGCATCGCCATAAAAATATGCAGCACCTTTGTGTTTTGTATTACCTGTAGAATGATTGTCTAATACTGATACATCGTGTCCACTATCTAATAATGTTTTTACTAAGTGTGAACCAATAAATCCACAACCGCCTGTTACTAAATGTCTTGCCATTAAATATTATTCCTAAAAACGAACTCTATAGCTCTCTCAGCTTCTCTACCAATATCTCTTTTTGAATACCAATTACCAGTATCATTATCTAAATCTCTACAGAGATACTCGATTTCTTTTGATGTAATTGGATATCCTTTAGACATAGCATTACCTGCAGTCGATACCATAATCTGATACATTTTACTATACCAGCCAGTTCCATTAATTGTTTTATATTCTTCAACTTGATTTTTGTTTACAAAAGGACAGTCCATATATCCGGTCCAAGAATAGTTAGTGTTGTTAAGTTGTCCTTTTCTGTGTTCGATGAGTCCTTTTTTGATTGCATCTGGTAGCTTATCGAAAAATGATTCATTTGGTACAACGTATCTGTGTTTTTCCATGAGTGCCATTGGTTCCATAAGTTTTCCATCATGTGAGAATATGAAATTGAAAGCTCCGTCGTATTGACTTGGTACGTAGTACATTCTGGATAAGTCTTTAGTTTGTGCATCTGCGATATCTCCTATCTCTTTATTTAATGCATACCAAAAGTGTTTGATTTTATCTGCTGGAACAGCTTCAGTTAGTGGAAATACTAAACGAAACTTTGGTTTTTCTATAGTAGATGATGCTGTTGAATAACAAACATATCTGTATTGAGAATATTTCTTTTCGATATCTTTTACATCACCATCATAGTCATCAATATCAAGGATGCCGAAACCACCCCAGCCCGTGACATTGGAATTTGCTCGAGTAGTTTCGGTCTTATAAATTGCTGGACTAATTAAAGGTGCATCTTTTTTCTTAAGATACTTTTTCTGTTCTGCTAAACGATATAAAACTTGCTCAAACTCATCGAATGAATTGTAGTCCATTCGTTTTTCAGTTTTGTTATCGTATATCGAATCAAATATTGTTAAAGAAACCATGATTACCGCTGTGGTCTGGACCCTCCCAGCCTTCTGGTTTAATTAAATCTGGCAATCCAAGTGGATTTGGCCTAGATTCTTTTACACCTACTTCTTTTGAAAGATTTGCTTTGAGTACTTCGTCCCATGCTTTATATGGGTCAATCCCGAATGCGTCAAGTGTACCAATAGCAACAACACATAAATCAATTAATCCATCGACAATTTCTTCTGGGTCATTATTTGTAAGAGCTGCTTCTGTTTCCATTAGTTCTTCTCTTATAAACTTAACTCTAAATTCTAGATACTTACGTAGCTTTTCAGCATCGTCTTTATTCTTGTGCATCCACATCTTTACGCCATATTTGTAGTGCATATCTGATATGTCTTTTACCCAATCTTTACTCATTATAGTCTCCATTAACTATTTGTTCTACTTCTGATGCAATATGATTTGCACCTAATAGTTTTGTTATCTCAATTACTTCTGGTAGAATCTTTATTGCTTGCATATATGTAAGTTCTCTCCAATTCTTTAAAACATAATTGTGTTTATTATCGTTACTCAGTTGAGCATTTACCCACTTATATCTATAACCAAATTTTTTATCCATTTCGTCATGTAAATATGTCTCGAGCTTTCGACCATTAGCAAACTTAACTGTATCAGCTGCATTCTTAATAAATAGATATCTAACTCTTAAGTCTTCAACATCATAATCACCTGCTGCCAAAAGCATCTTAATTGGATGTGCTCCCTTTGGTACAGTGACTGCTCTTGTTCTACCAATAATATCTCTAAGCGCGGTTCCGATATATCCAATGTCTCCGTGAATAACTTTTTCGCCAATTTTTTCTAAATCGTTTTTATGTGCCCATTGATATACCCCATGGATTTGATTTCCTCCTGGGTCTTTAGAACCAGTAAATTTGCCATATTCTGTTACCCATTCTTCATATTGAGGAACTGATAGCGTAGGTACTTCGTCTGCCTTTATCCAATCTGTTACATGTTCAATTGTTTTTATCATTTTGGTACTATGATATCCTTGTTAGGTACTTGGATTGATGGTCCTTTTTTACCTGACATTTGGTTAACCTGGTCAGCAAGTTGGCCAACTGGTTTTACCGTAAATAATACGTGTTTGTTACTAATTGTAACGCCTTTGTGTGCTTCTGTGTAAGCCATAAAAGGAATAAAAGCGATTTTACCTTCACCGCCTGGCAATAGGTTATAACCGTTTTCAATTGTAAGTGAATCAGTTCCTAATGTAACATCACCAACAATTTCTTCTCCTGATACGAGTCTTACTAGAAGTTGTTCAGTTTTTAGTTCTTTCATAAGTTTTCTCCATTTTGTAGTATTATACCATACTTATTAATAAATGTACAGTGTTTATCCAAAGAAATCCTCCAATGTAGATATCTCTTCAGGTGACCACCCTACAGCATCCAATACTGGTTGAATTGGGTCCAAGAATGTTTTTTGGAATTGCAATTCAAAGTCAATATATTTGTGTAAACCAAATTCGTCTGGTAAGTAATCAGGGAATGCGATTACATTTTCATGTATACGATTTGGCGTTTTCAAATAGACGAATTTAATCTTTTCGCCGTTTTTGATTTTTGTGTATTTTTTATTTAATGAAAGGTCATCAACTTGGCTGTTGTATAATAATGAGCCTCTGACATGGATTGGTGTACCTTTTCTGTAAATAGTTGTATTACCTTTGTATTCTCTAACTTTGGATACGCCACGAGGGAATGCAATTTCATGTGGCTGTAATGTATTAAAGTAATTTTTAAAATGGTCAATAGCTTGTTGAGTTTGGCTTTCGTTACCACTCATAATAACTTTGAATATCTGTTTAAGAGCATCACGACATGGCTCAGGTGTTGACGATTTAATAGCTTCAATACCCATAATCTTGAGTTTAGGTTCAGCATATCGAACACCTTCGTTATCATGGACGTTTAGAATATATCGCTTTTTAGCCGTCCACAATCCTTTGTCTGCAATAGCTTCTCGTTTCATTACCATACGATTATCAATGCCACCAAACATAGAATATAATTCGTCATATGACTTTTCGAGTACTGGCTCTAGATTTTGTGCACAGACTTTATCAAGGAAGTCGATAGGATTAGGTGGATTGATTGCTTTTACTAAATCATCTAGGCATACATACAATGAATCTGTGTCGATTGCGAGGACATAGTCTTTCCAGGTTTTTCCTTTTCGCAAGGTTTTATTGAGATGGGCGTTGATTGCATATTCGGCCCATCGTATTGTAAGTTGTCCGGTGAGTGTAATTGCTTCTGCGATTCTCTGGTCAAAGAATCTAAAGTATTTATTCCCCATAGCACCATAGAGAGAATTAAGAAGAATTTTAATTGCCATCTGTCTATTCTCGGACAGTGAAATTTCCCTTTCAATCGAGTAAAGCTCTTGTTTATCATTTTTATCTACCTTTTGTAATTTCTTTTGAGCATTAATCATTTCCCTTTTAATGCCAACCCTTTCGTTATACATGTCGTCAATAATCGCTGGAAGAATACCTTGCTTTTCTGTTCTGAAGTATTGTCCATTTGCGGCTAGGGCTTTGCCTTTATTGTCGATGTTTTGTGATTTGGTGAGGACAGCTTCGATATCAACTTTAGTAACTTCTCCATCTGCAATAGTTTCAGGTGACATATTGTATTGCATAATGATAGAAGGATATAGTGAGTTGAGGTCGAAGCTGACCACGTTGTCATGAATACCAACCAATGGGTCTTTTACGAAACCACCAGGATAATTAGTTTTTGTTTTATCTTCTGAGAATGGAACAACCATTTTATTATCTGTCAATTTACGATAAATGATTGTGTCCCATATAGCAGTTGTGCCAAAAGTATCAGAATAGTTTACACCTGCTTTATATGCGATTGTCATTGCAAGAGTAATAAGTCCCATCTTATCTTCTAGTCTATCAACCAACTCAACGTCTTTGATATTATAATCAATAAACTTTTGGAAATCGTTTTTATATAAACTGTAAATTGAACCATATTCTTCGTATGACAATTTCTTTTCGCCAAGTACGACATTTGCAATATGGTCGAGTTTGTAAGATTCTTGAGCACCGTATGAGTAACCAAACTTAATGAATAGCTCTAGGTAATCCATATTAGATATACCTTTTAATTCATAAGCAACTTGTGTTCTGCCTTGTTTAGTAATTTCTCTACGTTCAATCATTCCCCAAGGACTTAGTCGCTTAGAGAATTGTTCGCCAAGAAGTTTTAGAATTCTGTTATGTAAATATGGAATATCAAAGAATCTTGTATTCCAACCAGTAATAACATCTGGTGAATGTGTTGTTGAATCCCAATGGCCAATAAAATCAATTAACAAACTAGATTCTTGTTCGAATCTTTTATAGACCACACGGTGGGTTTTCATAATAGTATTTTCAACATTATAATCACCGAGTCCCCAGACGTAGTAAGTATTATCGATATTGTTTTTGATAGTAATAGCTGTAATGACATTGTCTGCTCTATCTGGCTCTGGGAATCCGTCGTCTGATGCGACCTCGATGTCGATTGTTGTTACGTTAATTAGATTACGATTGAATTCAATCTGTCCAGGGAATTCATCGTTAATAAAGGTAGAAATATAACGAGTGTTTCCAAAGATATCTCTACCAGCTACATCTTTGTTTACGCCAATCCAATCTTTGGCTTCTCGCATGGATTCGAATCTGACTTCTCCGACTGGAGTTCCGTCAAGTGCTTTCCATGATGTTGGACGGTTTGTTGAAACATATAGTTTCGGACCGTATTTGATTTTTTGTGTTACACGTTTTCCATTTTCATAACCACGATATAATAGCATATTGCCATATCGGGATACGTTTGTGTAGAATTTCATCATATAATTGTCACCTTGTATATTATATATTATACCATACTATCATAGGTTTGTACAGTGTTTTTTGAAAAAAGTGGAGGGAGACTGCTCTCCCCCCGCATGAGTTTTCAATTGGAAGCTAGAAGTTTTGACTAGTCATGAGTATAATGGACGGTGCAATACCTAATATTGCTCCTCCTGTTAGTAACATGATAGTTACTCCTCCTAGGGCCTCCGCAATGTCCTCGTGTTTTTCTACGAAATGCATAAGTGCTTTCATTGCTGTTCTCCAGTAAAAAAGTTTATTACTTATCTACTAGGTTTTCGCTGCTCACCAGAATCTATTCTTGAATAAATTCCTTCTTCTTTGATGCCCCAGCAGACCCTATTTGAATCTTCCTAGGACGCCTTTCCTCGGGAACCTCTACTCTGGCATACACCACTAGTATTCCGTTCTCTAAATCGGCACCATCTATTACGACAAATTCTGAGAGACGGAAGCTCTTCTCAAATTTGCGGGATGATATACCTTTATAAGCATATTCACGTTCGTCATTTTCAACTTTACCTCTTACCTTAAGAATGCCATCCTTGACTTCAAGTTCAACATCATCTTTAGTAAATCCAGCAACAGCCATCTCGATAAGGAATTGTTCCTCATCGACTTTCACGATGTTGTGTGGTGGGTAATTGTCATTCCCTGACCTAGCGGATGTGTGAATCCTTTCTAGTTCATCGAACAGGCCTTCAAAGCCTACAAAAAGTGAACGAGGTACGTTCAAAGTATTTCTAACCATCTTATTTCCTCCTATTATTAAGCAAGGGTTATTAATATTATGAGACCCGGTTATCCGGCATCTCGGTTTTATTTATAAGATTTTTTATCTTATATGTGTATTATACCAGGTTTTAATTGATTTGTACAGTGTTAATTAGTCTCTAGGACCAAAATATTTTTCCCACGATGTTGAAGGTTGAGGGAATTGTACTAAATTTAAAGTATCGGGTTTATATCCATCTGGCCAATAAGGTAAGTCAATCCAAGGGATTAGATAATCATCGATGTGATGCAATTTTCCAGCTGCTTCGTATCTTTTAAAATACTGAATAAAAACAGTCATCCAATCTAACCATCCACGACCATGGTTTTTATCATTTGCTAATGATACAATTCCGCCTATTCTTTGGTCATAAACATAAGTTGGATAAAGGTCATTCATAGCTCTTACGTCTAGTAAACCTTTTTTGCCAGCGTCTTTTACTTCTAGGTAATTAATTACGTCTTCACCTACTAGCAAATCTTCTGGAAACTGTGCATATTCTACTGCTTTACGAGAATACCATGTGACTCTATTATGTGATTCACAGCCATTAACATAATCATGTTCGTATTTTGTTAATTCTTGGTGAGCATCAGATAACAGTGTTAAGTATGGACTTCCTTTTTCAATCCAATTTCCGGCCATGGCCCAATCCCACCAGCCCTGGGGCCTTAAGAAACATCTATATCCACGTCCGGCAATGTGTTCTTGATTATTAGGGTCTAATGCATGTCGGTGTGATGACCTTATTGCATCGTCCCATCGCATGTGCCAACTATAACCTTCGTTTGGAATAATACCATATTGGTTTTCTATTGAAATTACATCTGGAGGTGTAGGCCTTACCCAATCATCAGGTGCACCAGCTGCTGTAGCATGTGCTTCTGGATTTGCAAGTGCTTTATATAAGTAAATTCCATGAGGTGTTAAAAAGTCATCACCATCTATCATTACCATATAGTCATCGTCAGATTTTAAAAATTCAGTAAGAACAGAGTTTTTACCTTTTGAAGGTCCTCCATTACTTTTTGTAGATACCCAAGATATCCCTTCTGAATCAAGCCATTCTGTAGCAGTGGCTTTAAAATTATCATTTCTTGTATTAATTACAAATTTTACTTCTGACTTATCGAGTGTTTGACTTTGACTACCGTCCCACATGCGCTTATGCCTTTTCATTGCTGCAACGCCTCGTGTAATTAATACATAGAATCCTAGCTTCTTAGCTGACATATTAAATCCTAAATTGGGTAGATTGGCCAAACAACACTATTTGGAAAAGTTTCCTGTTTAGTGATATCTCTTAAAGCTTTTCTATAAGCTTTCATTTCATCACTCATTGTTCTATCTGATAAAGCAAAAATATCAGTTATACCAATCTCTTGATTTCTTCTTTCTCTAATTTGAAAAGCCATGTCTTCAGGTGATTTTTCTGTAACTGTATATGTTTTATATTTAGTAGTAGCATCTTCAGTCCATTCCCATGTTAAGTCAGAAACTTGTGGGTCAAAATCTGGTTCATCTGAAAGAACAATTTCTTTAATTGTTTTAGTAGGTTCAGCAACTACATAATTATCTACAACACCTTTAGTTTTTTTCCACCATTTTGCAGCTACTGAAGCATTTTTTTCTGCAAGGGCGTGTAAATAGTCATCGTCAAAACTATCTGGTAAACCCATTTTTCTATACCAATCATTGTGTCCCTCATTTTGGTATTTAACAAGTACTTGCTTATTAATTAAATCTACTTTTTCAATTGTATATGTTATCATAATTTCTCCTTAATAAAAATAAAAGTATACTTCATTACCTGAGCCTGTCAGTTCGTCAGCTCGAGCTCCAGAATAAAGCATTTGTGCGGCATGTTTATATTTGTTTTGATGGCCTGTAAAAAATGAGTTGGCCACCCAATTGTATCTCGAATTCCATGCATTTGAATAGTGTATACCGTAAGCGCTTGGGTTTGTGTTAGATAAAGCTTTGGTATGATACAAATCAAAATATCCAGTTGTTTGTGTCCCTGACTGGCCAGCTGGTAAAGTCCCATATGCTTGTCTAGCGAATGTGTATACAGTATTTGCACTAGTTTGTGTAGTGGCATAGCCATATCCATCTGCTACTTGATAGGTTGAAGATGTTCCTCCGCCCCATGGATTGTATACGCTTCCAGGTGCGTGTGGTAGACTATCACAAAATGCTGAACAGTTGCTCCACCCACTGGTCGTTGAAGTATTAATAGATATTAAAAGATTAACACCACTTCCTGCGACTGTACTACCTGCACTAGCACTTTGCGTGGCTTGGCCTCCCATATAACCAGACAACTCAGCAACTATACCTCTAATATCTGTTGTATCTGTTAAAACGTCAGCTGTTCTACTTTCGGTTCCAAATGCAGCAGCTGATTCTCCGCTTTCAGCTACGTAATATGAACTTCCTTGATATTCACTAAATCCATATCGTGTAGCACTGTCGCTGGATTCTCCAGCTTCTATTCTAACAGTTTGTTTACTTGTACCGCGCATATCATCTACGCTAATAGTTCCAGAAACTGGTACATCATGATACGGGTCTGCATCATAATAGCCATTTATTCCGAACGGTGAAGAACCTTGATATACATCGTACTCAAGTTCTATTTCAGAAAATGCTAATGAACCATTTGTTGTTAGTGTACTCATTTAATCTCCTATAATTTACTATTATTTATAAGACTTTTACTGCTTATTCGAGTTACCAATGTTATATTTTGGACATAATTCCCAATGAGCTTTTTCTTTAAAAGGTATAACCTTAATTTGTCTCAATGGTGCAAGTTCTGTTACAGGGCCTTTTTTAATTATACTAATTAAACCCCAATCAGCCAATAAGGTGGCAATTGTGTTTCTTCTTTGTAAATCATTCTCGATTAAATTAGACGGCTTACCATCTAATAAGAATAATTCTTTAAAGTGTACTAAAAAGTACCTACCTTGCTTATGCAAAATATGACATGACTGAAAAAGTTTGTTATCTTTTCTTGACGCGACTCCAATACGAGTTAATGTTTCTCGTACTTTAAGAAAATCGTCCGGTTCGTTTAAAGATACTTCTAGCATATCAGCTGGTGACCAGTTTTTTATTTCAATATTTTCGTTTTCCACCTTTATAAATCCTTTGTTTCAATTCTTCTATTTTATCATCATTTAATAATTGTATAACAGATTTAGCCTTTTCGTCGCTATATCCATAATATTCTTTTATGACTTCGATATCGGTAACCTCTTGTGGCTTAACCCACTTTGAGAACCGTTTTTTCTTCTTAATTATATTTATAAGAAAATCATATTGAAGCCTATGGTCTAGGTGGTGTTTTAGATTCATTTCGTTAGCATATAAAATCGTATCTGGAAAGAATGACAATCCACGATTAATAATAAATGGACTGTATTCTTTTTCAGTTACATCATCGACCATAATGTTTTTCTTGGTCGAATTAATAGATTTTAAATAGTCAAACGGATTCAT